CATGACGGCGTGAAAGTTAATGACGACAACAAGCCAGTCGCCTATCGCGTGCTTTCCTCGCCTACCGACCAGCGCGGGGCCGTGACCGACGTTCCCGCCGGGGACATGATCCACATCCGCAAGTTACACCGATATGGATTCCTTCGCGGGGTCACTTGGCTTTGCTCGTCCGTCTCGCGCATCCAAGATTTGCGGACCATGCTGGAAAACGAGCAACTCGCGGCAAATCTAAACAGCAAAATCGGCATCGTCATTGAGTCGCAGGACGCCGGGAACATCGGCCTTGGCTCGTCCATGCGCACGCCGACCAACGGCACGACAGAAGAAGTCACCTTTGATCGGCTTACCGCTGGCACCGGAAGCGTGCAACTCAAGCCTGGCGAGAAACTATCGGCTCACACCTTCGACCGGCCCAACGTAAACTTTGCGCCGTGGATGGAATTCATGGTGAGAGAAATATCGTGGGCGGCAGGCATTTCACCTGAACTCATTTGGAATATGTCAGGCGTTGGTGGGGCCGTTGCTCGTCACATCCTGCAAGACGCTGAGGTTTTCTTTTCCGACATCCGGCAGGTTTTGGAGTTTCAGTTTTGCCGTCGCTTCTGGCGGTATTGGATTTGGAACCGCATCCAAGCCGGCGAACTCTCATATCCCGGTGATGACTGGTGGCGGTCGGACTGGATCGCCCCGCAGCGGCTCACCGTGGACACTGGCCGCGATGGCAAGCTGCGACTCGACCTTGTGCGCGCGGGCTTACTTAGCACTCAGCGATATTTCAACGAATTGGGACAAGACAGCGAAGCTGAGACCGAAGACATCATCCGTAATGCCGCCGTACGTAAACGCATGGTTGACGAAATTGCGGCAGAGGAAGGCGTAGAACTCACCGTTGAGGAAGTGTTCCCCCCCGCTCCCGGAACCGCCCCGATGCTGCCAGCGCAACCGGCCCCTGATGATGCTGAGACTTTGACACCACCGGCGGCGGTATGAACTGGTATGCCATTACTACAAAAACCGACGAGCCCGCAGAAGTTACGCTCTATGATGAAATTGGCGCGTGGGGTATTTCTGCCAAGGAGTTCATCAAAGACCTCGCCGGAATCAAAGGTCACATTAACCTTCGACTCAACTCCCCAGGCGGAAGTATCACGGACGGAACGGCGATCATCTCCGCGCTGAAACGGCATCAAGGCGGCTTCACGGCATGGGTGGACGGTCTCGCTGCATCTATGGCATCAGTAATCGCCTGCGCGGCGGATCGTTGCTACATGGCCGAAGGCGCAATGATGATGGTCCACCGGGCAAGCACAATCTCGATGGGTGACGCAGCTGATCTTCGCAAGGACGCGGACCTTCTGGAGAAGTTCGAGAAGTCGCTTGTGAATGTTTACGCAAAAAAAACCGGAATGAGTGAGCCGGAAATTAACGCGATGCTGGAAGCCGAAACCTGGCTCAACCCACTTGAGGCAATCGCGCTTGGATTTTGTGACGGCATTTCCGAAACGCCAGCCGCCGTCGCTGTCCTGAGTCCCGCACAAATGCGCGGCAGATTTGACACATTTAGAAACGGTATGGTCACGAAACCAATTACCGCAGTTGAACCCGATCCCGCTGTTGAGCCAATCGCCCCCGTTGAACCCGCTCCCGTTGTGGAGCCAGTGGTTGATCCAGTGGTTGATCCAGTGGTTGAGCCAGTGGTTGAGCCAGTTGCTCCCGTCGAACCCGCCATTGTCGCCGCACTAAGTGTTGATGCGATGGTTGCGAAAATCTCCGACATGACCAACCGCATTTCCATTCTCACCGCCGAGCTTGATAAGGAGAAGACCGACCGCATGCGCCTTGAGCGTTCGTTCGGCGTTGCGGTCGCAAGCATCCTCCCCGTTGTCAACGCTTCCGAGACTGCAACGCAATCGCTCACCGAGCAATTCAACGCAATCAACGACCCGGAAAAGAAATCCGAATTTTACCGCAAGAACGCAGCCGCGCTCAAACAGGAACTCAAAAACTAATTTGGCACACGCTCTCGAACCTTAAAAAAAAACATCATGGCCACCATCAACTACACCCAATCAATCTTCCTTCAGGAAGCCCTCCAAGCTTTTGTTGCCACGCTGCAACCTCTCACCGCATTCTCCCGTTCCTTTTCGGGAGTCACCGCGCAAAAGGGTTCGGCGATCATCGTCCCTCGCGTTGAAGCGTTGACCTCCACGACCTTCTCGTATGCGGCTAATTCCAGCCGTCCTTACGAAGCTGGCGGCGGAACGATCAACTCGATTACCGTCAACTTAGACAAGCATCGTTATGTCACCGCTGACATCACCGACATCCAAGCGGCCAACCAGAGCCCAGCGATCATGATTAACTTTGCCCGCCAACAAGCAAAGTCGCTTGCTAAAATGGTGCTGCAAGACCTGTTCGCAAACTTCACGACCGTCAACTACGGCCTCGGCGTTGTGTCGGCTGTCATTGCGCAGGTTTCGCTTGCGGCCATTCGGACCGGGCGCACCGTCGTTATCAAGCGGGACGTGATGCCCGAGAGCGTTATCCTCAACGCTGACGCCTACGCTTCCCTCCTGGCCGACGCCAACATGACCCAAGCGTTTCAATACGGCGGCAGTGAAGCCGTCCGCGAAGCCAAGCTCCCCCGAGTTCTCGGCATGTCGGTCCATGAAACCAACGTCCTTCCGATCAACGGAATTTCGCTGGTCGGCTTGCTCGTCCACCCCGACGCTCTCGCCATCGCCGTCCGCAGCTTGCAACCGCAACGGCCCGAAGCCTACGACAAGTTTGAAGTCTTGACTGATGACGAGTCTGGAATCTCGATGGGATACCGCGAATACTTCGAGCCCGCCACCGGCAAACTTTACTCCGCAATGGAGTGCTTGTTCGGTTCTGCCGTGGGTCTGAGCCTTGGACTTGGATTAATCCAGCGCACGGATTAATTTTCACGGATTGGTGTTGTTCATTCACCCGCCACCTGTTATGGGTGGCGGGTTCTCTATTTGTAACCTAAATGAAAATCTCTCTCGCCTGCATCACCGGAAATTGCCAGAACGAAATCAATCGGTTTCTCGACCACTTCCAGCCGCATTTTGACGAGCTAATTATTGTCCGCGCAATCGGCACGCTCGAACCGGACGACACTATCGACATAGCCAAGGCGCGAGGCTGCATCACCGGCGAATACTTTAACGCGATCCCCGACTGGCCGCATGTGGACAATTTCGCAGCGGCCCGACAAAAAGCTTGGAACATGGCAACCGGCGACTGGATCGTCTGGGCGGACATGGACGATCTCAGCGAAGGCATTGAAAAAATGCACGAGATGCTGGAAGTGTTGCCGCCTGATTTCGATTTGCTGCAATGCCCATACGTTGTGCCAGACCAGCGAATCGCCCACAACCTGCGAGAGCGGGCGGCACGGCGTGGAGTAGCCAAATGGGACGGCGCATTGCATGAGTGTATGACCGGGGCCGACAAGCCCGTTCTCAAATCTGCAATCACCGACAAGATCCGATGGGTTCATTCTCCACTCGCAACTCGCACCCCTGGACGAGAAAGGAATCTCCGCATCCTCGAGCATCTCGACCCAAGCCTTCGCAGCCACGGACATTTATTTTACTTGTTTGGCGAACTTGCGGCGACTCCTGACCGCAAGCCGGAAGCCCTTAAAATCGCGCAACAATTCCTTGCGCATCCCGAAGCTGGCGCGGTTGAGCGATATGAAGTTTATCTGCAAATATCGCAAATGCCGGACGACCCCGCAACCACCGCATCATTCTTGCATCAGGCAACGCAAGTCGCTCCAGGCCGCGCTGAGGCGTGGTATGAATTGGCGAATCTTGAGCTAACATGCGGCGACCGGGAGAAGGCTCTAGCCTACGCGCGGATTTGTTTGGCTTGCCCGTTCCCCGAACAAGCGGCTTGGAACACACGCGGCCAGTTTTACGGCAGCTTTGCGCGAAGCCTGCACCGGCAAGCCATGCGGATGACCAGCCAATCCAAACGCGCAGACGTTGAGGAATTTAACGAGTGGGTGCTGGCAGGCGGCGACATCACCTTGTGCCATGCTACGCGCGGACGGCCCGCTAGGGCTTCCCAGGCGCGGCAAGCATGGCTCGACCGGGCGAAGCATCCCGACCGCATTGAGCATATTTTTGCCTTTGATCTGAGTGATGAGGAGTCGTATCCGTTGAGCCGATTCAAATCTGTTGCGCTGGCTGGAAATGGCGGATGTGTGGCGGCGTGGAATGCGGCAGCAAAGGCGGCGAACGGGAGCATCCTTGTGCAAATGTCAGACGACTGGCTGCCGCCTCTGCATTGGGACGAGGAAATCCGAACGCGGCTCGACGCTACCAAGTCTCAGGTCCTAGCTATCAGTGACGGGCACAGAAAGGACGACCTGCTTTGCATGGCGATCTTGACCCGTAAACGATACGATCACCAAGGCTGGATGTTTCACCCAGAATTCACTGGTGTGTTTTCTGATAATTATTTCACCGCGCAGGCATACGCTGATGGCGTAGTAATTCCGGCGCAAGATTTAGTCTTTGAACATCGACACCCGATCTTCACCGGAGAGCCGATGGACGCGACATACTCCGAGCAAAATAGCGATGCAGCATACAAGCGGGGCCAGGCTGTATTTGATCGGATCACGGCGGGGATCATAACCAGCCACGACGTTCAAGGCTGGTGTGATTATCGGGATTTTTACACAACCATTGCAACACGACTCAATGACGGGGATTCGTTCGTCGAAATCGGTGCCTGGAAAGGGCAGAGCATAATCCACCTCGCGCAAGAGTTGCAGAATCTCAGCAAGCACAACGTCAAGCTCTTCGCCGTGGATACGTTTAAGGGCGAGCAAGACCAACCGGCGCACGTTGCCGAAGTGCATAGGCTTGGCGGAAGCATACGGTCGGAATTTGAAGCGAATATATTCGCTGCCCGCGTGGATGACATGATTACCATCATCGAGTCTGATTCTGTTAAGGCGGCAAGTCGCTTTGATGACGGCGCGATTGACGGCGTGTTTATCGACGCGGCGCACGAATACGAACCGGTGAAGGCAGACATCGCAGCATGGCTCCCGAAGCTCAAGCCGGGCGGGATATTCGCCGGACACGACTACCCTCACCCCCCCGTCAAGCAGGCAGTGGACGAAGCCTTTGAAGTCGCCGCTACATCAAACCGTTGCTGGATCAAAAAATGACACCTCTACTCTCAATCCTCATTCCCACCGTCCCCGAGCGGGCCGTAAAACTCGCATCGCTTCTTGCCGGTCTGGCGCGCATTAACAACGGCAAAGCGGAAGTCATCTATTTCGGCGACGACCGCAATCGCACTATTGGAGCAAAGCGCAACGGAGTGTTGAGCCTCGCCCGCGGCAAGTATGTCGCGTTCTGCGATGATGACGACGACATCAGCAACGATTACATTACCGAAATCACCAAGGCCGCAGAGCGTGACGTTTCTGTCATTTCGTTTCGCCAGGATGCCATATGGAACGGCCAAAATTCAATCGTGGATTTCTCCATCAAAAACGCCAACGAGCCGTTCAACCCGGGCGGAGTCACAAAACGATTTCCCTGGCACGTATGCGCGTGGAGGCGGGAGCTTGCGCAGCAGTGCGTTTTCTCGGAAAAGAATTGGGGTGAAGATGCTGATTGGGTTGAGCAAGCCGCAGTCTTGGCGAAGAACGAGATTCACATTCCGAAGGTGCTGCATTATTACGATCACGGAATTGACAGCCTCGCATTGCCATGACCGGACTAGCCGCATTTCAGCGCAAAGCATTTGATTCCGAGGCTGGATTGTATGGCCGGGACGCGATGATTTCCGGCAAAGCCGTTCGTTTGCTGGTGCGCGAAATGGACGCGCTTGAAAATGCCTCTGGCGGATTCGAGGAGTCCGGCGAATTGAAAGCGCAAATCCAAGGAGACCCGCCCGCCGTCCATGCTCTCGCAATTATCGAGGGGAAAAATTACCGTGTTAACAATGTAACGAGTCTCGGCGGGAACCGCCACTCGTTCGACCTCCGCCCCACCGGCTCCACAAAATGATTTCCCTCGCCGAACAACTCAAAGAAAATCTGGTTGATTACCTGGCCGACCAGATTCTCCATTTTGCCGTAGCCGAAAACCTTAACTCGGAAGTAATCGGGCTCCCGCGCTGCGTCGTGGAAGTCGTGGACGACGGCGAGGAAATCTTGCACGTTGCCAGCCGATACAAAGTGACTGTGACTCTCATGCTTGAAGCGGCAGGAGAGGGGAGCAAGGCCCTATTGAAATCCGGCAGTGCGGATTTAGATAACGCGCTTTTTCCTGATTACGTCCGCGAAGCCATCACCGACGGGGACATCGTAATTGATGGCGTTCTATCCGACGCCTCGACCTCCGATCTTGACGGCGAGATTTGGACTCGCTCTCGGAGCATCACGATTTTCGCCCACGCGACGCTGGTTGCCGGAATCTGATTTGACATCTCGCGGCAGGTATGGCCGCAACTATCATCAAATCCTCGGGCAATGCCGCATCCATCGCCTTCGGCACAGCTATCACTTTTGCCACCTTCATCATCGAGGGGACGTCCCACGCCAAAGCGGCTGAATCCGCAACCGTTGCGGATAACGATGGCGATATTGTTGGAGTCGCCTTTTTCGGTGCAACCGAAACGCTGTCAGTGTCCGGCACGACCAACGGAACGCCATCGGTAACGATTGGCACGACCATTGCTTTGACCGGCGCACCTACGGGAACCTGGTACCCGACTAGCTACGAGCAGAGCCGCACGAATAACGGATACGAGAAGTTTTCGCTTTCCGCCACGCGCTATCCAAGCACCGAGACTTAATCGAGTCCGGCACCTAATTGAAACCATTCCACGTAACGAAAAACATCAAATGCGCAGCTGCATTTGCCACGCTTGGGGCGGAAGTCATAGACGTTGACCAGGTTGAGCAAAACGGCAAGCGCGATCTTGTTTTCACTCTTTCCGACGCAGCGCATGGCATCACTTGCGCAGAGGCTTCCGCTCTATGGGAGGGACGTGCTAAGCACAATCTCACCGAACTCGTCGATAACATCATCGCCGCTCGCGGGGTAACGCCTGAGGAATACGCAATCATTGCGCTCGATGCTGCCCGAGCCGCACTCGGCAATCGCGGAGTTCTGCTCAAAACGGGAATGCAACGAAGCCCGCAAGTCACCCGCACCATCGCAGGGCGGCAAGTTATTTTCCGCGAAGGCACACCAAAGGAAGCAATCCGCATACATCTCAACTCGTAACAAAAAAATGACTGAAAAAGAAATCACCGAAATCGAAACTGACCTTGCCATTGACCCAGAGGACGACGACCGTAAGGAAGCCCTTAGCAAATCCTTTGTAGGACAAG